GATTTCGAGCAGGCGAAAGACGAGATCGCCCGCACGCCTCTGTTCGTCGTCGACTGGCTTGCCCACGAGGCAACCGCCGACGAGACGCCCGTAGATCTGCAGGCCGTGCCGGCTGAGTTGCAGCAGGCCACTGCCGATCAGTTGATTGCCCTGGTGTTCGCCGGCCACATCGACCGCATCGTGCCCGCAGTGTATGAGTTGCGCGTGCGCTTTCTGCGGGCCAAAGACGGCGACATCACGTCGCGGGCCTGGGAGCGCTACGAGGACGAGATCAAGCGCGCCCAGTGCGACGATTCACACCTTTGGTTTTGAAGGGGCGCAGCATGATCTTAGAAACCGCCACCCAGCGCGATGCTGACTGGTACGCCGCCCGCTGCGGCAAGGTTACCGCGTCCCGGTTCAAGGACGCGATGGCCACGCTGAAGAACGGCCAGCCCGCACAGGCCCAGCGCGACTACCTCACCGAACTGGTCGTCGAGCGCCTGACCGGCCAGCCCGTCCAGAAGTTCACCACTGCCGCCATGCTCTGGGGCACCGAGCAGGAAGCCGCAGCGCGTGCCGCCTACGAGCAGAGCACAGGCACTGAGGTCGAGGAGACGGGCTTCATCGCCCACGACGTCCTGTACGCCGGCTGCAGCCCTGACGGCCTGGTGGACTGGGACGGCCTGATCGAGATCAAGTGCCCGTACAACAGCGCGGTCCACATTGAGACGCTGCTGGGCGGTATGCCGGCAGAGCACATGCCGCAGGTGCAGGGCCAGATGTGGATCACCGGCCGCCAGTGGTGCGATTTCGTGTCGTATGACCCGCGTATGCCCGAGCCGCTGCAGCTGTACGTCCAGCGCATCTTCGCCGACCCGAAAGCTATCGCCGACCTGGCGTTCGGGATCTCGGCCTTCCTCAAAGAGGTCGGCAGCAAAGTCGAGGCGCTGCGGCGTCTCGCGGAAGGAAAGCAATGAGCGACAAGAAGCGCACCTACACGCGCGTGATGAAGGCGTGGACTGTGATGGACGCAGAGGGCAACGAGCGACTGGTGCGGGCTTACACCGTGGCCGACGTGCTGCGTCACGTCACGCCGCAATTCGTGATCGCGCCCGCCACGCACGACGACATCATTTCGCTGATGGCCTCTGGCGTCATGGTGGAAACCGTGGGCCTGCCCGAAGCCGTCCCCGCCGACGAACCCGCCGGTCTGACTGACTGATCACCACAGGGGCGGTTCGCCGCCCCGGAAAGCACTGTATGAGCACCGCACTGATCCCCGTTGACCAAGTCGAGCGTATGGCGCTGGCCGTCGCCAAGTCTGGCTTGTTCGGCGTCAAGACGCCAGACCAAGCGATGGCCTTGATGCTGATCGCGCAGGCCGAAGGAATGCACCCCGCCATCGCCGCCCGCGATTACCACGTCATCAACGGCCGACCCACGCTGCGCGCTGACGCTATGCTGGCGCGGTTCCAGCAGGCTGGTGGCCGCGTCGAGTGGGGCGAGTACACCGACCGCAAGGTCGTCGGCACGTTTACCCACCCGCAGGGCGGCAGGGTTCGCATTGAGTGGACGACCGACATGGCCGTCAGCGCCGGTCTGACCCGCAACCCGACGTGGAAGTCCTATCCGCGCCAGATGCTGCGCGCCAGGTGCATCAGCGAGGGCATCCGCACCATCTACCCCGGCGTGGCCATCGGCACCTACACGCCAGAGGAAGCCGAGGACATGGCCCCGCAGCGCACGGTGCGCGATATGGGTGACGCAGAGGAGGTTGCGCCTCCCCCGCCCCCTGCCGCAATCGACGTGGACAAACTGGTGCAAAGCATCGAAAACGCCAGCACGCTGGAGTTCCTCGATCTGCTGCGTCCAGACATGCGCCGCGTGCCCAAGGGCAAGGAGCGCGACCGCGTGGTGGCCGCAGTGCAGCGCCGCGCCGACGAGATCCGCGCCGAGCAGGCACCGCCCGTGGACGCCGAGATCATTGACGCCGAGGAGGGCGCGGTATGAACGAAGACGAACTGCTGACCACCGAAGAACTGGCCACCAGGTGGAAGGTCGCCGTGGGCACGCTGGAGAACTGGCGACACCAAGGCAAAGGCCCGACGTGGCTAAAGATCGGCGGCCAGGCCCGCTACCGCTTGGCCGACGTGCTGGCTTACGAGGCTGAGGCCGAGCGATGATCGTGGTACATGGCAAGGCAAGGCGGGGCGAGGCAAGGCGGGGCGAGGCAAGGCGTGGCTTGGCAAGGCAAGGTACATGGCGAGGCTTGGCTAGGCAAGGCGGGGCGTGGCGAGGCAAGGCAAGGCAAGGCATGGTACGTGGCGAGGCTTGGCATGGCTGGGCGAGGCCCGGCAAGGCAAGGCATGGTACTTGGCGAGGCACGGCCTGGCGTGGCGAGGCGCGGCGAGGCGTGGCAGGGCAATTTCGCCCAAATGTGAGTGTGTTTTAACCAACGGAGATTTGACGTGAAACTGATCAACATTGAAATTCGTGGCATTCAACCTCTTTTGATGCACCGTTTCGGCGAGGAAGCGGAAACCTCCAGCAGCGGCAAGGCGCGCGGCGTGGTGCAGAACCGAGGCACTCCACGCGAGCAGGCGGAGAAGGTTGCCTACCGACACCCTGATGGCACGTTCTACATCAGCGCGTTCGCCATTCCCAACGCCATGGGGGCGGCCGGCACAAACTACAAAATGCCCGGGTCGCGCAAGTCGATGCGGTTTATCGTGCCCAGTGCGATTCGCATCTTTGAGCCCACCATCACGGTAATGAACGGCTCTGGCCCCGCTACCGATTACGAGGTGGACTCACGGCCGGTCACGATCCCCGCCACCAAGGGTCGCGTGATGCGGCACCGCCCTAGGTTTGACTGCTGGGGGCTGAAGTTCAGCATCGGCGTGGACGATACTCTGATGAAGGTCGAAGACGCGCAGATGCTGCTGGAGCAGTCTGGCCTGAGCATTGGGATTGGCGACTTCCGCCCGGAGAAGCGTGGCCCGTTCGGCACATTCCGCGTGACGCGCTTTGAGGAGCAGGCAGAGTGAACACCCGAATGCTGCGCCGCGCGCGCACCCTGTGGGCATCCGGCGACCGCCGGACGGATCGACACAACGCCCGGCAGTGGATCCGCTCGATTCGCTTGCTGGGTGACCGTTGGCTGCTGGCAGTGCCGGCAAGGAGGATCAAATGACCGACAGAAACTGCTGCGACGGCCTGTGCGAACAGGGCCGCTCTTGCCCGTACCGTGAGGCCTGCACGCTGGAGAACTCGCCTCGGCCGAAGCGCGACGTGGTGTTTGAGGTGCTGTGCTGGGTGGCCGCTGCGGTCACCATTGCTGCGCTGGCTGTAGCGCTGGGGGTAGTGGGATGAGTGACCTACGAACCGCCGCCCAGCAGGCGCTGGAGGCGATGGAAAGTTATCGGAACATGATGTTTGTGGAGGCGGGATGTCGATTTAAGGAGGGCGAAGCCGCCATCACCGCCCTCCGCGCCGCGCTGGCGCAGCAGGATGAGCCAAAGGGAGGGGGCAATTTGCCACCCCCCTTGCAGGCCGAGCCGGTGGCGTGGATGAGTCCTGCGTCTGAGTCAATGATTGGCAAGACAGACGAAAACGGTTCGGCGTATCACATCATCACGACCAGTAAAAAGACGGCCAACAACTCAATCCCCCTCTACACCGCCCCACCCCGCCGCGAGTGGCAGGGGCTGACGGAGGAGGACGTCGCGCAAAACCTCCGGTCAAGGCATGACGCCGCCAAGCTCCTTGAGGAGCGCAGGCAGGAGATAACGCAGCCCCGCCGCGAGTGGCAGTCGTTGAGCGAGGAGGAGATTGACCGCTGGACCCCAGAAATTCATCCAGTGAGCAAGGAGCAAGACATGAAACTCCGCGCTTTCCTGCGCGGTTTCGTCAACGGACTGGCACTGCTGCCGCTGTGGCGGTGGTTTAGGAGGAAGATATGACAACATGGCACAAAGGACCGCCGCCTTCTGTCGGTTGGTGGCCGGCGAGTATGTTCTGTGACCTTGGCTGCTTGCGTTGGTGGGATGGCGAATGCTGGAGTGCCGGTGCTCGCAGTTATATGACTTCAGAGCAATCGGCAGTAATTGCCGAGAGAAAAACATGGGAGGGCGACATCGAATGGACCGAGCGGCCCGCATCGTGGCCGGAGAGGAGTAGGACATGACCCTCCCCGCCGACGTAGCCCGCTGCCTCGGCACTGATCTGCCAGAGTGCAAAACCTGCCGACGCCGCACCGACCCGCCGCATGATCGGCAGACGTGGACTGGCCCGTGGGAACTCGAGGGCGTGCCCTGCGAGATGCGTATCCCTACACAATCAGCACATGAAATGCCCACTCTGCGGCGTCTGGACGCGCGTGCTGGAAACCAGAGCGCGCAAGTTCCACACTACCCGGCGCTATGAATGCGCCAACATGCACCGCTTCTCAACGCGAGAGACGGTGCATCTCACGCCCTCAGTAGCTCCACACCGTGGGCGTTTCCCGCAGGTCCACGTGAATGAACCGTCCGTTCCCCTTCTGCTGGACCCCGACGCCCCTGAACCCGGCGTCGAACGCTAGCCGCAGCACTTCCACGGCCTCAGATCCGCTCACGCCGATGTCCGCAGCCAGGCCGGTGCTGTGCATCCCAGGCTGGGCCTTGGCGGCCTCTACAGGGTGCTGTGGGCAGCGATAGCCGCTGGTGATGTGCAGAGGCTTGCCGTACGCCGCACGCAGCGCTTGGAGGCGTTCTAGGAACTCGGGCTTCATCTCGTTGCGCTCGCAACCGCAGCGGCAGGTGAATTCGTCGCGCTTGAAATTCGGGTAGCGGCTCCATTCAACGTTCATTTCGACGCCACTCCCTTCGACTTTTCGTAGGTCCTGAGGCCGCCGATGCCCAGCATCCCAGACAGCACGACCCACAGCAGATCCGTCTCCACCGCTGGCGGCGCAGGCCAGCCGTGGATCAGGCCCACCCAGGTCAGCACTGGTTGCCCCAGCGTGGCGTACAGCAGGCCCAGGCCACCCGTCCAGCCGACGAACGGGCGCCAGCCTGCCACCCACACTGACGGGTGCGTGGCTTCCTTGGCGTTGATCTCCAGTTGCGCGATGACCTGCTTCAGTTCACCCTGCATGGCCATCGCCAGGAACTGCGCCTCGGCCTCGCGCTTCTTTTCCGGGTCGGGAATGAAGCGGTCCAGCAGGGTCTTGCCCACCTCCAGCAGCGGGGCCAGAAACAACGGGTTCATAGTTTCTCCTATCTTTAATTTAAGTTACCCATCATTAAACAAAAACGATGGTTTATCGTCAATATAAATATCTGCATTTACAAAATTGTATTTTGCTTTTCTTGAGGTATACACAACTTCGCATGGAGCATTTGCAATGGATTCATGCGGAAAACGCATTGTTAAAATTATTACTTTGTGCCCTTTTTTGGTGGCCGCACATATAAATGCGTCCCACAATTCCGCATCTGCTGTGTAGGTTCCGTCGTAATCAAGGGCAATCAGTAGTTTCAATTATTTTCCTATATTTTTTTAGGCTCTCGGAATATCGCAATCGGCAGCGTGGTGTAGTCGCCATCCAGCCAGGCCACGCTGATCTGATCTGGCGGCTTTGGCACCCAGCATCCGCTGATGGTGCGTTTGCCGTCAGTGATGACGGCCCACAACGCACGCTCTTGACACGGGCCTGCGACGTTGTGCAATTCAAGGCGGATGTTCTCGTGCGTGGCGATGGCCACGACGTTGGCGTTCGCAGCACCGGCCGCGATCAGAAGGGCCAGTGCCGCGTGTTTCATTCGCTTTCCCTGCCTTGGAAATGCAGTCGCCCCCAGCGATACAGCAGAAAGCCGATCTGAAGTACGAGGTAGAGCAGTGTCGCCCAGAGGATCATGTCGTTGACCTGCATGCCGGCAATTGTGGCACCCGCTACCGTCACAGGGGGCGCGGCCTTTGTGACTTCCGTCACGATGTCGGACTTCTGTTCGAGGGTGAGGTTCATGGCGCGGTCAGGGCGTTGATGGGTTCGGGGGCGAGGGCGTTTTCTGCCTTGCGGGACAGTTCGCCGATTGTCGGCGCAACTGCTGCGCGCGCCGCAGGAATGACTGCTTGACC